TTCAATCAACGAACCAACGTAACGGTATGCGTCCAATCCAAATTCGTTTGCAATCTTCGCGTTCACCTGGCCATCGAATTGGTTCAATGCGTCCCGGCTCACTTGTTTGACATAACGCGACAACAACCCGTCAACGTCCGGATTGCCCAAAATGTAACGGCGCAAATACGCTTCCAAATCCGCTTTGGTTGAACCGGCAACAATGTTTTGATAAATTCCCGTCCGGATTGGTTCAATGAAATTGGTTGAAACGCCCGAACCCGTCAACGACTGCAATGTTTGTTCAACCGTTCCGCGTTGAATTGGATTGATTAGGTTTTCCAATTCTTCGGTCGTCAAATCATTCACGTCGCGATGAATGTCGAAATTGTATTGTTTCAAGGTTTCGAAATTCCGCAGAAATCCGTTGACGTCGGATGGATATTTGGACGATTGGAGGGCGTCCAAAATGATTCGTTCGACCTGGTTGGTCAACAACACATTCCCGTCATCAAACACAAATTTTTCGCCATCGGACGAAAACTTTTGGACGTGTTTTGATACTGCGGCAAAAATCCGTTGTTCCGTTGCCGGTAACGAATCAAAAAAAGTTTGATTGGCGGCGGAAACGGTGCGGTCTTGTTTGCGAATGATTTCAATGACGTTGTCGCCAAATTCCATTAGGTGGTTTGAATCAATTGGGTTGTGATGTACGAATCAATGGTCGGTTGGATTCTGCGGTCCAATTCGGCGAAAATTTCCGACAATGGTTTTTCCAAAAATTCCGTTCCAAATTCTGCGGTGATTCCGGTCAACGTTTTGTAGGCAAACAACGAACGAATCAAATCGTCTTTTTTGATGGAACCGGCGGCCAACAACATTTGTTTGTCTTTGGTGTTCAAATGGAAAATTGGGTCATAACTGACCAACACTTCGACCATCCGCGAAACCGATTTGTTTCCCGAAAAACGTTTCCGGGCCAAATCTTTTGTCGATTCAACCAGGAATGCAATGGGCGCGTTTTTGTCGGTCAATTTGTTCAATTCATCAATCAAATCGTCTTCGGTCTTCATGGAAAACGAAATTGGTTTCGTGATGACCGGATTCATGGGTTGAACAACGTTTCGGTATTTTTCAATGAACAACAATGATTTGAAAATGATTTCGTCAAATATGTTGTTGGAAATTTTGGTCAACTGCGAAAACGAATCTTCGCGGTCAATCATTTTGGCCACACCGGATTGGCTTTCGTCAATTACATTCAAATGCAATGATTCTTCGGCCTTTTTCAAAAGGGTTTGCCATGCCTGGCCCGAATATTCAATGATGGAAACATCCGGCGAAATGAATCGAATCATTGGTCCATTGACGTCACCATCAACACCCAACGCCGGGTTCGCCTTTTCTCGCAGAAACACGCCAAATGGCGAACGTGAAATCACGCGTCCGGTTCCCTTACAAATGCCACATGTTTCGTGTTCTTCGGTTTCGTGATTGTACACAATACCATCGCGGCAACCTTTGCCATTGCAATTTTCTGCGATTTCTTCGCGGTATGGAAACGCGGATGTTGTCATCACGGCGGTCCAATCGGAATATTGGCGAATTGCTTCATTGGCGAACGGAACGAACGCCGAAAAATAAGAATCGAAGAAATGTTCATCCGTCAAATCGCCGCCCAATATCACGCCCGGAATGGCGCCAATATCATGTTGGTAAATGACAACGGTTTCAAATCGTTTGTCGATTGCCTGGCCAACCTGGATGTGTTTCAAAAATTGGGTGTCGGTCAACGAGTAATAAACCAACCCGGTCATTTGCGATTTCCCGTTTGACATCACGGGCGAATGTTCGTCCATTGATTGCCATGTCAACAATCCAGGTTCCAACACTTTGATTTGGTCCGACATAATCAACACGGGTTCGGCGTCAACTTTGACGGCCGGATTTGTCAACCCTTCGCCCACCGGAATCCACACCAACCACCCGTTTGGGTCTTCAATCATTCTGCGGACAACAAATTTTTGGATGTACGAATAAAAGTATTGACCATCAAATTTTCGCTCCGTCAAATAGGTGTTCAATTCGTCCGAAACGGAAATGGAAAAATTGGCGTTTTGGAATATCCGAAACAATTTGTCAATCGCCCGGTTCATCGAACCTTTGGTGATTGGCTCATAAATGGACAAACGATATTTTTGGACGTCCGGGTCTTCATTGGGACGACGCGACGTCAATATTTCACCCGGATTTTTTCCGCGTGTATGGATGAACATGGTGTTTCGAACTTTGTTCCAATGCTCCCAATTTTTAGGGTGATATTGGTCATTCGACAACGCGGTCGATATGTTTTCAATTGTCATCATTCGCATGTCAATGATTTGTCGCATTCACAACGTTGGAATTCCGCTTCCAAAAACCATTGTGAACCGATTTCGTTGTTTTTGGCGATGTCGCCTTGGATTTGATATTCGACGCCGTCAACATATACGTCGCGACCGGTGAACACGTTCACCAAATATTTGACGAATGTTTCGGGCAAATGTAGCGTTCGCATCAACCAGGATTCGCAATATTGCGCGGATGTGGTTTTCAATGTCGCTCCGATTGTTTCTTTTGTGATGGTGAAATTGGTTCGTTCAAATGACGATGGAATCCGGACGCGGTTTGAATAGGCGAACGGGTTTCCATTGCCAACCATGAAATCCGTTCCAAAGTAATTTCCGAAACAATCAAAACGCGGATAATATGATTCAACAACATGTGTTTTGCCATCACATGGAACGGCTTTGAATGGCTCCGAACAAAATTCGTTTTGTTGTTCTGCCATTGGCAAACACATTCGGGTTCCGGTAAAATTGAAAATAATATAAAAACACGGGTCCAAATTTTGGGCAATCATGGCCGCAGAAATCGCCGCCAAATTGAAACGAATCATTTGGATTGGATGCATCGTTGTATTTCCCAAATAGTCGGTTGTTGTGTAACTACCAACGTAATGGTTTGGCGCAATTAGCGAAAACAATTCTTCGTCAATTTCCAACACCTGGTCATCACAACACGAACGAATTTCAAATGTCGCAAACGCCGTATTTGTTGGCCCCAACAAATCCGTTGGCAACCATCCGTTCATACATGAATATTCGGTCAATTCATTGGGTTGCTGAAATTGAAAATCGAATGTGTCACCCAATTCAAAAGGAATCCAAAACGGAACATCATTCGCGCACAAATTACAATTCCATGAATCGTCACAACTACAATTGACCAATCCGTTTTCAATGATTAACCGGGTGCAATCGCGGCCGCATTGGTTGTTGACTTCCAAACAAAGAATCCGCGACGTCGGGTCCGGATATTCCCATGGCTTTGTTTGGTCACACCAAACAAGGTTTGAAAATTGATATGAATCAAACAATTCCATGTTTCAAAGTTAGTCAAATTTTATGGACAATATGCGTTTCCAATTTTGAACGTTCCAACGGTTGTCATGTTTGTTCCGGCTCCGGCTCTCAAAGTCCATTCACCCGAACCACCCAATCCCCATGTGATTGGAATGGCGCCCGACGTACTGCCAACCGGCAATGATATTTGGGGCGTTCCGCCAAAGGCCCATTGACCAAACCAAATGTCAATCACCCTGGTTGTCGGTGCGGTGAATGAATATTCAAAAACGTAAATGTTGGCCGGTGTTGGGTAGGTGGTTGGACCATTTGACGTTCGCATGTAGAAATATGAATTCAATGGTGTGGCCGTAAACGTTGCCGGAATTGAACTTCCCAATGTGATTGGATTCAATGAAATTCCAACGGAATTGACTTCAGCATGATAAATGAAATATTCGCATGTGGGCGGTTCCTCGGGCGAACTAATATATCCGCAAAACAAATATTTTTCACCGATGGCAAATTGTTGCGCGTCCAATATTACGGACGCTTGGAATGTCACCGGGTCAAACACGGTGTCCTGGCTAACTACCAAAGGCGATGACAATTCGGTCATCAATGTATTGGATGACGCGCCGTCGTTTTCTTGCAGTAATGGCAACCCGAACGGTTCACGTTCAATGAAAAATATGAAATTGCCTTCGCGGTCCGCTTGGTATGTCAAACGCAATTGCAACCAATCTTGGAAACAAATTGGTGGTTCAATCAATTCCCAATTGCCCGTCGTCGGGTTCAACCCTTCAATGGTCACGTCCGTCAATCGTTGGTCAAAACCCGAATTGATTGGTTCAAAACCGATGGCGTTCAATGGAAACGCGCGAACAACATTCCAAAAAAATGGTGTTCCCAAATACGGCGTGAAATTGAATGTATAAATGTATTCGAAAAACACGTCTTCGCCAATCCATGAATCCAATATGTTCAATGTGCCAACATACGTTGAACCCAATGGCCCGGCGTTGGTTCGGTTCAAATAGGTGGCCGTGTTGGCAGTTTGAATCAATCCGCCGGTGAACAAATTGTTTTCCCAACGAACGCGGCGGTTGTTGATTCTCGTTGTAATGGTTGAACCAATTTCGATGACTTCCAAATCGTTGTTATTCTGCCATCCGCCCGGAAACGCGTTGTTTCTTTGGCTCAAATGCGTTTCATATTGGAAAAATGTTGTTTGTCCGACACTTGGGAAATTTTCGCGGCGTTTGTAGATATTCAATCGGATGGTCAACAATGCGTCATTCCAATTGGTGATGTCAAAACCCCAATTGGCCATACAATCCGCCATCGAATCACCGGTGGTTGTCACACGGTGTCCGACGCGCTCTTTGCCAACCGGACGGAATGCGTCAACCTGATTCAATTGAAAATATTGGTTCCATCCGGATTCAAATTCCAATTCACAATCGCAATCCAGGTCCGGAACGTTTTTGACAACTATTCGGTCCGACAAAAACGTGTTGACCATTGTTCCGTTGCTACCATAGACAATGGCGGCCACCCGGTAAATGGATGACGCGTTCACCGTTGTTCCGACGTACAATGACGCGGTCCATGTTCCGCCAACGCTTCCAATGGTTCCGGGTCGAACCAAATGGTTGTCCAAAACGCCCGTTCCGGCATAACCCAAAACGCGGTATCTTGAAGAATCGGACGCGGCGAAAAAATCAACGTTGTTGTCGGTGGCGGATTCATCGAATACATGGTAAACGATGACCGGTGTTCCGGTTCCATACGATGGGTCAATGTCAATCCGGAATTCAACGCGTGTTTTTTCTACGGTCGAAAAATTGGTCACGTTGCCGGTGCTACGGCTCAAAATGAATTGTGGATTGGTGAATTCCGATGGTCCGCCGTACAATCCCAAATTGTAAAAACGGCCGGTTATTCGCGGACATGTCACCAATGAACAACGCAATGGCGAATCACCAACCAAAACGGCCGGGTCGGTTATGAAAAACGCCCCGGTGATATTCTTCAGCGTGTTGTAAACGCTCGGAAATGAATTGTCATAAACGGACGCCGCCGAAATTGTGTTTTTCCGCAGTTTGTCGGCGTTTGGAAATGCGATGTTTGAAATCCATTGTTCATAATCTTCAATCATGTAAAACGTTAATTCCACATTGAACGCGCCAATGGCCGCATTGACCGGAACGAAATTGACTTCCCAATTTTTTTGGTTTAACGCATTGATTCCGGCGCCAAACAATGACATTGGAACGGGTGTTCCATCCGGCATGATTGACGCGGCGTATGTCACGCGGTACGATGTCGGCAATGGTTGGTTTTCTTCAAATGGTGCGGTACAATCGTCGCCAAACAATCGGGGGTTAAATTGCAGTTGCCAACCCGAAAAAATTGGGTTAACATAACTCATTTTGAATACAACGGTTTTTTTCTCCAGGAATGACGCCGGATAATAAAAATTGGACGGGTCACAAAAACCCGTTTGGGTATCAATCCAATTGTTTTCCGTCCGGATTTCAATGTCAACGCAACAAATGCAATCTTCGCAAATGATTTCTTCGGTGGCTCCGATGACTGATATTGACGTCACACATTGGGACGCGCCGTCGGATGTCACATCAATATTGCATGAAATCGAATCCGGAAACGCTCCGGCGCTCCAATCAACATCAATCATTTGTGATGCTCCGGCGGCGATGGTTCCCGAACCTGGGTCAAATGTTATGGACGGGCATGTTCCCGAACCCATGACAAACGGAACATCGCCAATGGTTGTGTTGGTGATTGTGAATGATTGCGTTGTGGTTGTAGATGGCGGAACGGAACCAAAATCCAACGTCAATGGAACACCCAAATCGTTGAAATTTACACATGCAAATCCAAACAACCACGCCGCGTCATCGCCATGTTCGGCGGTGACAAAATTCGCCGTGAAATCGTCCGTTCCGGGTGTCAATGCTGAATAACAAATTTCCAATGTCAACGTGAAAAATTCATCAACGCCAACCACAAAACCCCATGTCACCGGTCCGCCATTGATGGCCGTCACCGTGTATGTGAATTTTGTTGCCGGTAAAATTGGGTCAACCACAAAATCATTGATTGTCAACGCGGAATTGTGGACGTTTTGAAATGTACATGTGACGGTTTGACAATCAATACAACACAAAAAATTGTTGGCGGCGGCACTGTCAACAATCAATCCGTCAACAATATCAATTCGATGAATGGCCATGTTCGTATTTTTTAAACGATTCCCGAAACGCCAATGGTCCGTTTCACGAAATCAATTTGCAATTCTTTTATTTCCCCAAATTTAATTGTATTCCCAACTCGCAGACGAATCGTTTTTGAAAAATCAATGGTGTTGAATTCACCACATTCGAACGTGTATGTGAAATTGAAATTGAAAATTTTCGCTCCGGCCAATCTTGGATTGTCGATGTAATGAAATAGCGTGTAAAGATTATTGGCATTCGGACCAAACATCATTGGGTAGTTGTATAAATTCGCCGGTGGGGTGATATTGGACGAATTGAAAATCAAAAAAACGTCGCTTCCCGGCGTAACGAATGGACGAAATACATTTCCATTGGTGAATGTCACGTCATAGTTTGTTTTAACCCTGGCGTTTTCGTCACCACTATCCGGGTCCCAAATCAAAAATTTGTAATTGGCCGCAGTATGTTGCGACATCAACAAAAGGCCGCGTGACGCATTGATTGTTGGAATAAATGGAAAAACAAAAATCAACGATGTATAAACCAACTGTTCCAAATTGTCAATTCCGGCGCCGTCCCAACGAAAACGCGCCATGGACGATTGCAAGGTCAATTCCAATGAACCGGATTGTGTTGGTGATGTTGGCGGCGGATTCCATTCAACAATATCTTCAAAACGTCCACCGGCTTCATTGGCCACAATATCAATTCCATCCGGTGTGTATTTATATTCCGCAAATGAATATTTTTCTTTATCGATATATGAAAAACAAATTTCATTGTCTACGATTCTGCCATCATTCAACAATTGTTCGCCATCAATCCATTGGGGGGCGTTTGTGAAATAATCTTTGCGCTCAAATATCAATTTGTTCCCAACAATCCAATATTTCGCATTGAACATTGGATTCAAATGGCGTTTCATCAATGTGTCCAATGTTTCGATTGGCCAATTTTGTTCAATCAATTTGCCTTCGGTTTGGCTTGGTTTGTATCCTTTTTGCACCAATGCAGAAAACAACAACAAATTATAATATGGCGACGATGGGTCATTCAAAATGGACGATTCGAATTGTAGTCCACATTTATCACAAACGTTTTTGATATAATCGCGAACCAATGCGGTCGGGTGATACCATTGGCATTGAATCATGCGGTCGCGCAAATCATTGAACCATCCGGTTATTTCGGACCATGCTCCAACCGGATTTGTCCATGTTCCCCCTTGGCAATCCGCAATTGTGCAACCAGGCGAAACGGCGCAAACAATGGAACACACAATGAACGCGATGGATTGGATGACAACAACAACGGCGGTCAATGGAATGAGAATCACGAAAATCAACGTGTTCAAAATTCCATAAATCAAAAACAAAATGGAATAGAGAAAATCCGGGCGTGTTTCGACGCAATATCGTAGTTTTTTCTGCGGTTGATTCAAAAACCCATTGTGGTTGTCGGTGATTAACGTTGATTTGACGCAATTCAAAACGGGTTTTTTTTCGACAACCTGGGTTGAAATCCAACATTCGGGTTCACACCAATCTATTCCGTCACCGGCAATGAATCCGGAAAAAACCAATTGGCCACAACATTCATCGTATAAATCAATGTCAACCGTGTTGGCAAATCCATTTGGGTTGTCAATCAACGCGGTTTTCAAAATCGAATATCCGTCATCGAAAAAACGCAATTCGGATGAATACGATTTTGCCAATCCGCCATCGTCGTCGTTTTCTCGTAGTGTAATTGTAAACGATTCGACGCCGTCAATTCGACCGGTGATGACCGTTCCATTCAATTTGATGACCATTGATGAATTCATCGCGCCGTGTTTTTGATTCTTTGTTGTTTATACTGAAGACGTGAAACAATGCCATTGATTCCGCGTTCGTCAATGGACAATTCGATTCCCTTTTGGCCGCGAATGGCCTTTTCAATTCGGTCCAACCTGGCTTCCATTCCTTTGTTGTTAGAAACCATCACACCATCGGAAAAACCTTTGAGTAACATTGGATTTCGTCCGGTGTGTATGGCTTCCAATATTGGACGGAATTTTTGCGTTTTCTCTTTGGTGATTACGAATTCGCCCCGGTGAACGATTCCGGCCGGTTCGAATTTGCCACCATCGCCGGTGTATCCACCATGTGCGAACCCGGCGGCGCTTTGCGCTTGGGCCCTGGCTTGGGCAAATCCGGCGGCCAATGCAATGACGGCGGCGGCAACGGTGAACGCGGTCGCGTATCCGTTTCCGGCGGCGGCGGCCTTTGCAATTGCCAACGCTGAATTGGCCGTTATTTCAATCAATGTCAACGCTTGTTGGGCTTCGACATATCGACGGCGTTGTTTGGTCAAATCGTCCAAACGTTTTTGTTCCAATTGTAGCAATTCGGCGTTTCCGTTTTCTGCAATTTCACGGGCGGCGTCCACACGTTTTTGTTGTGCGTTGATGGCCGCGTCCGTTTGTTGGATTTGTGCGTCAATGATTTGTTTGGTCGCGTTCAATGTCGCGTCGGTCAATTCTTTGACGGCGTCTTCAATTTCCTTTTTTCTTTTGTCACTTTCTGCGATGGTCGCGTCGGTCACTTCGCCTTCCAACGCGATTCGTTGGTCCGCATATTTTTTTTCAGTATTGAACCGGTCCAATTGCGCTTGGGCGTTTATTACATTGATTTTTTCGACATTACCTTCTGCGGATTTGATGTCCGCTTGGCGTTTGGTTTCAATCAAATCCAATTCCAATTGTTCGGCTCGTTTGTTGGCTTCGCGTATGGCGTCCAAATTCGCATTCAATTGCGTCCGGATGGCGTTTCGTTCGTCGGCGCTTCGTGTTTGGCTCAATTTCTTTATCAATTCGGACCGTGAACGCTCCAATGTTTGAATTGCGGATTGTTCTTCGGCCAAACG